CTTCTGTCCAACCTGCATCTTGATCTGGGTTTAATTCACCCCAAACAGCTAAATCTCCAACTGCTCCTGTTCCATAAACTCCTGTAAGAGTAATATTTACATGAGTAGTAGCGGTTAACGTGCCAACACTCCCTGTGCTGGCATCCTGTGTAACCGCTATAATATTATTGGTTACTAAGGTTAAAGTGCCTAATGCTGATGTTCCTGCTACTCCCGTAGGATAAACATTGGCATCACCAGTAACTGTTTCATCACCTAAAGATACTGTAGAAGCATGACCACTTACGCCATGTACTGCAAAACCTGCTGCGATCACTGTGCCTACGGCACCTGTTCCTGCAAGTCCTGTTTCAGCTACATTAGCATCACCACTTACAGTTTCAGTACCTAATGCAGTAGTTCCTGCGAGTCCTGTAACACTTACATTAGCAACACCTGTTGCTATAAGCGTTCCAACGGCTCCTGTGCCAGCCAGTCCTGTGACTGCTACATTAGCCGCAGCCGTTATAGTAAGACTGCCTAATGCTGAAGTTCCTGCAAGACCCGTGAGTTCAACGGGGATGGGTTCACCCCATGTAAGTTGACCCCAAGTGCCTCGACCCCAGCCAGTTATATTAGCCATAGGCTAATTCTATGCTATTCTAATTACAGCGTTACTAGCGTCAGCCGTCGGAAAGGAAATTGTAAAACTCCCTGCCGTAGAGGTTTTATCTCCACCAAAATCAAAGACTGCAACCGAAGGATCGCCTGAAGCTGAGTCATTGAAAATCATGCACCCTCTAGCTGTAATCGTACAAGTACCAAAAGTTAAATCAGCAAAATCCGTGAACGCTGTGGTTCCAGAAGTGGTTGGGTCAATTCTTGTCAATGAGCCTCCTTTAGCTGTGTAATTGGTTCCTGTCGCTTCTTGGTTAGTGCTATACGCTGTAGTGGAAGCACTCATAGTCGCTGAACTGGTATAAAGAGCCAACTTGAAAGTATCACCCCCAGAAAGTAAAAAATTATGTACGCCTTCTAAAAGTTCCCCTTTAAATGAAGTACACATAGCTTGTGTTATTGCCATTATAGTCTCCTAATAATATTAGCTAGGTCTTTTTGACCTTGTTTCTCTAATTGATTGCCTATTGTACACATGTGGTTATTCACCGCTTCTTGCATATAATACGCAATCACCTTTTTGCATGTTTCTTTAAAAACATGAGCTTGTTCCCTAATGGGTGCAGGAGCTGTTTTACTAATAGAGATTATTTTATTACTTGCCATTTCCGCAATTTCCTCTATCGTGTGCCCTCTGTGATCGGTTGTGGTGACATCAAGATTTCCAACTTCTGTTTCTGAGTTAAGTGAAAACATTAGTATTTCTTAGGCTCCACAATTCCTTCTTGTACTTGTCCGTCGTGTCTTCCCACTAATCCTATAGGGATAGCTTGTTGTTTTTCCACTTCTGACCACTTACAAATTTTTAATTCATCATCTATCATATAAGTTACATACGGATCTTCTAGTCGATGATACCCATACAATTTTTCTTGAATCGGTACATCAGCGTCTAAAAGTCCCGACGTTAAAGCTACTTGAACAATAATACCTGCGTCTATACATTTTGCCAACCAAAATTCACAACAACCACGTCCTTGTTCCGCAAAATATAAATTACCTTTATAAGTAAAATCAGCCCCAAACATATTAACCCCACCTACTTTATTCCATAAAGCAAAAGCAATCGCATAAGAAATAGTATTATTAAAGTATCCACAATGTAGGTCTGTAACTACTTCTTTTATTGGGTATTCTTCTAAGGCTTTTACACGCTTATCTAATTCACAGGTGTAAATAGGATAATCTGCTGTAGGAAGTGTTTCTTTCATCATGACCGTCATGTTGCCTGCGTCATCTGTATCAAGGAAACGACTCACTGGATCCATAATAAAAGCTCGATCTATTCTTTTTAACACACCAATCATGGCATTAATTGCCCAAACTTCATCAAATTTTTTGCTATGAGTCACCATTTTATGATAGTCTAATTGACTGTTACCCATAGCAAGAATAGCTATGTTTTTACCTTCTAACTCTGGTATTGGCTCTTTTATCATCCTTGTATTCCTCGAATATTGTCATAACGGTATTCATCCCTGTTACCGAGTGTTTCAAACATAGCCTTTAAACTATTAATTGCATTTCCAAATCTTGCTTCAAAAGCCTGTATTTCAGGTAGTTCTAGTTTTAAAAATGTTGCTGCTTCCACTAAACTTCCATATAACATTGCATCAGGAGCATTAGTCCCTAACCAACTGGTTCCGTCTGCTGATGCAGTAATAGATTCAGGTCTATAAACATAATGAAGTTCAAATGTGAAATCACTGCTTGGTGTGGGAGCTAAAATAAAGGTGTTATCATCAAATTCTGCATAATATAAAGGTGCTCCTGTGGTGGCTGCAGCTGGAGTATAGTCCCGCATAAAAGTGACTTGTTTTAACAATAAATAGGTGTAGTTACTGTCACTATCTAAAACAGCCAAACTTAAAGGGGTTAAAAAGTCACTGGGTGCAGCTAAATACGTGTTTCCTGATGTTCCACTTCCCGTTACATTTTTACGAAAAACGGATAACTGTACATTTTTTAAAATTCTTTCTTCTGCTTCTTTAATAAAAACAGGAAGATTATTAGTGAAAGTAGTCTCCGCACTATCTACATAATCTCCTACGGCTGATTTTAATGTTGTGTATGTCCAGCTCATGATGCTCTTACAGTTAGTGTACCTAGTTCCCCTGTCATTTTAAAGGGGTCGTTTAAAGTATTAGGGAAAATTGTTCCAATAATATCTGCTGTAGTGTCTGGTCCTTCAGTTGTTACTTTTCCTCTGCTTCGAATTTCAGCTTGATCTGGTCTAGGGTCGTATAACGCCTCTGCCACTAAAACCTGTGGAGTAGGGTCTAATTGAGGTTGTTTAGGGTCAAAGCATTCAGGGCATGCTTTAAAATTATTCCATTGTTTTCTAAGGTCTAAATAAGGATATGTGAAACCACATATATCACACATTCCTAAAGCATATTTTCCTTTTGCATATGCCATTAATATGTCCTTGCTGGAACTAGATGAAGACTGGCTCTGCCTTGATCACCAGCTATTGCTCTTGCAAAATCTTCCTCGTACATGGGTTTTAAAAGTGCTACTCTTTCAGGATTCTTTTTAACCGCTATGTAAAAAGCTAGTCCTGAAACCATTGGAGCAATAAAACGACTGGGTAGATCAGGATCATTAACAGAAGCATTAATATCGTCCATCCGTTGAATTCTATTAGATAGAAAAATATCAGTAGAGTTTTCAGGTGTTGGCCAAAGATATAGAATAGGAGTACTTTGCCTATCTAAGAAATATTGAATAGGTCTGCCTTTAGTTTCTTTAGTTGGAACATTAAGATATTCTTCTCTGCCTACGCTTGTCATTTGAATATCGGTAACGGTAGAGCCTATTGTTCTACGCAACACAGCATCAACAATATCTATATCATAACTATTTAAAGTATAGTTAGCTGTTCCTTCCGTAAGGGTTAGGCTTACTTGAGCGATAGTCCAAACATTAACACCTCGATTAGCCCAGTCTGAAAACATAATATTTAAAGAGCGTCGGGCTGTTACTGCGTCATATCCTGTACGCAATTCCAGCCCAGCCAACTCATACGCCTCTTCCATGACGGCTGCTGTATCAAGACTAAAAGTTTTAGTGCCTGATGTTGCCATTACCTATGATCCTGGTGCTTCGTAGTATTTTAAAAACTCACACCAAACAGTATATTCATTACCTGCATCAGATGTAGAAGGAATGACGAAAACTACGTCCCCTGTATAACCTGAGGCTGATGTATTCTTTAAACCACCAAACCCACTAAAGTCAAATGAATTATCGTAGCTTAGTGTTAAAAAAGTTACATCAGTTGTTGCATCCCAGTCTAAGGAAGCTGGTGCATCAGGTGATCCGCTTACCGTGTACCAAATTTTATTTAAAGATACATGAGCGCACGATTCACCGTTTATTGTGGATGTATTTAAAGCTGAAACATCCACTAATGTGGTGCTGCTTGCACTTCCATCAGAAAGTACAGAAGCGTACACAATAAGCTTTTTATCATAATCATACTGATTAGTAGGACCTGTGACTGTATTAGCCATAAGTTACCTCCACTTATATATTTAGCTTAATTAATGAGTAATCAGTAGTTACATCAACCAACATACACGTACCAACGATATCTAAGATGTCGCTTGTTGCTGGGGCTACGCCACCTGCAACTGTTGCTGATCTCACTACATTATGCCCAAGCACTACAGTTCCTACAGTTAATACTGCTGCTGGTCCATAAGTTTGGAACCAACCGTAAGCACTTAATGCCAT